GAAAATAAAGAATGAAGCGGAACTGTTAAATAAGTTCTGCGATAAAAGCAATTCTAACAACTTGCGCTCCTATCCGTTTTTCAATACGAGGTACAACGAGGTATGGAGTACTGATGGGTATACTCTTATTAGGGTAAATCCCGAAATTCTTGTTGGCGAATATATTAAGGAGAGTTTGCCAATGCCTAACTTAGAATATCCTTGTGAAAAGACTATCACTATTGAAGCATTAAACAAAGCATTAGAGGCGTGTCCTTTGGTTGATGAAGAAGTTGTAATACAAGACGCTGTAGAATGCAAGGAATGCGATGGAAGTGGTGAAGTGTATTGGGAATACAAGGACAATCACTTGAACACTCACGAGCGCTTGATGGATTGCCCTATATGCGATGGCACAGGCGAAATGGAACACGAGAAGACGAAGAAAACGGGTAAGAAAATTATTGCAGACGATGCCGTCATTGAAGTGGGAGATGCTTACATCTTTGCTAAGTATCTTCAAACTCTAAAGCAGGCAATGGATTTTCTTAACATTGCGTCCGTTAAGATGACACACAACTCGCCTAAAGGAGCAAACGAGTTTGTCGTAAATGACGATATACGTATCATTATTGCGAGTATGCTCTTTGACTATTCAAATGAATGCAATGCAGAATTAGAATTAAGATAATAACAATTAAAAGAAAAGTAAAAAAAATATGGAAAGAAAAATTATTGAAAATGGAACAACTTTTAGGTGGCACAATTCAAAAGAGGAGCTTCCAAACCTTAAGAACGAAAAAGACACACTTACGTGTGTTGTCAAACGTAATGGTCACCTGGCACTTAATGTATGGAACCAATATTACCAAGTATGGGACGATGAATTCGGCGACGATTACGAAATGAGCAAGGAAACAGAACTTGAATGGTCTCCTCTTGAGACGATGGAGGAAAGTGAAATTATTAAATTATAAGCAGGAAGGAATATATTAAAATTAAGAATTGATGGGATACTTAATAGATTTTATATCAACACTATTGTTGTTCTTTGTATGCTATTACGCTGGTAAATATAAAGCGTACAGCGATATTTACGAGAAAGTTCTAAACGAACACGTAAAAAGACATTTTGAAGAAGAATTTAAAGACGATATTAAAAACAAAATAAATAAAGGACAAAACAAATGAAAATAGAATTACAAGCAGGTGATACAATCGCTATTCCTGAAGGTTGCAAGGCGACTATTAAAGACGGAAGTGTGGTATTTGAGAAAGAGTTCGAGAACGGAGACGTGCTTTGTTCTGCATATAGTGGTACAATGGTCATATTTAAAGAAAAGGAGAAAGACGGTAGTAGATATTTTTACTCTCATTACAACACTGACCGTAGTAGTAATAAAGATTGGAATAGTACAGCTTTTCGCCACGCCACCGAAGAAGAAAAACAGCTGCTCTTCGATAAAATGAAAGAGCAAGGGTTAAAGTGGAATGCAGAAGAAAAGCGAGTAGAGAAGCTTAGGTGGAGAGCAGATGTCGGGGTAAAATACTATTTTATTAACTCATCATTAAAAGTTATGAAAATTGAAGAATGTTGGAGTATCCTCTGTAGCGAACACTATTCAGCCAACAACTACTTCAGAACCAAAGAGCAAGCCGAAGAGGCTGCTAAACGTATAAAGGAAGTATTGTTTAACTACCACGAGGAGATAGGAGAATGAAGATAACCGAACTAAGAATTGGGGATATCGTCTGTCAAAAAGGCGATGGGTTCCCAATGGTAGTAGTGGGTTTACACTCCACGCTTGAAGAACTCTCAAAAGGCAAAGGCGATGTTTATCTTGATTTTGAGGGGAACGAGGGTGATATGTGGGAAGTCAGTGTTGAAGATTTGATAAAATGGACGGAATAATAATAGGAAATAAAAACTACAGATTCACAAAAGAATTTACTCATTGCACATCTTGTGCTTTCTACGGTAAGGGTTGTACCTCTATTTGTAAGGAATACCACAAGTTAGTGTTTGGGTTTGACGGTGCAGGGGTGTTTAAATTAGAAAACATAGAGAAATACGAAAGTCCTAAAGGAACTCTTGTATATACAAAATAACTAAATATGAGCAAAATAGAAAGATTAAAAAAGTCTTTGGAGAATAAGAGAATGAGAAGAACAAGATTTAACTTTTGGCTATGGACATTCATAACCATTATGTGGGAAGTTACCCTAATGGGTGCAATATCGCACCATCATTACAAAGACGTTTATCTTCCATTTATAGGTATGATAATCAGCCTGATACCCACAATTATTAATTTCTTAGCATTAGAAAGGAAGAGATGAAGTTTAAACAAGCAATAGCCTTTGATGGGCGAAACCTTAACGATATATTTCGCCTACCGTGTGTTGAAAGCATAGACAAGGGCGAAAATGGAAAGCCATACATTAAGCTGTATCGTAGCTGTACGGAGGGCAGACTGATTGCCACTGTAGGCACTGTGCTGGTGCAGTTCGGCAACGACACCTGGCAAGTATTCGGCAAAGAAGCGTGGGAAAGAGCAACCAAAGAATAGGCACGCAAATCTATATCCATAGATGTACGCTCGTATATCCATAGATGTACAGGCGTATATCTATAGATGTAAAAACACAGAACAATATGACAATAGAGCAATACACTTATTTAGTAGCCAAATATGGCGAGGAAACTGTCTACCGATTCTTTAAACGGTCGGTAGACGCATTAAGGAGAAAATATAATGAACGTATTTAAATCACAAACCCCATTCACGGGAATAAAGCAAACCGATTTGGCGCAAGCGTGGCAGCAGAACCGCGAAACGCTAAACCATATTTCCGCCCTATTCCACGTAATAATAGGCGGAGCAAACAGCGTTGCGCAAACTGTTATGCTCGACACCATAAACTTGCTTTCCAAAACAAACCAATACAAAGGAAAGGCAAGGCACAACGCACGTTTGGCAGTGAAGAGATATAACAATTTCGACCGCCAAAATATGGACGATATGCGCAATAAACAGATGGACAAACGTCAGTTCTATATGGACTATTTAGACAATTTGGAAGAACGACTGAAACCCGATGTGTTCCGCTTCAGACTTGCCATTAAACAAGTGTTGGACAAAAGAAATATTGATGGTAGCGAACTGAAATCGTACATTCTATGTACCTACGAAATGCTGCACTACTGTGCAACACTATTCGATAGGTTCATAAAAGAACTGCCGTCTATTCCGCCTATAAATTTCAAAGAAACATACAGAGCTGCCCGATTGGACGGAGTGTTTACAGCGTGGGACAACATTACGGACGTGCTTTGTAGAGATTGTGCCAACATCAGATTAGACGACGACTCCAACTGTCGCCTTGCCCTAAACATTATAGAAACAAAAATAGTGTCGGAGCAAAGCATAAACCAAAGTGGCAAAGAGGCTCTAAGCCTCAACCCCACCATACAGTTGGAAGCCGACCGTGCCGAAATGAACCACAACCGCAAGCCGTTCCAACCATTGCAATTCACAGATGCACAAATGGAATATCTAAAAAGCAGCTACTCAACCACACGAAACATAGACCTTGCCAAAACGTTAGGCATCAGCCTATCGAAACTTAACAAACTCGCAAAAGAACTCAATTTGACTAAACAGAACTAAAATAGTCCAAATATTGTCCAATTCTTGGACAGATATTGGACAGATATATAAAAACTCTTTTCAACTCATAATTATGTAGTAAGCCCCACCGTCCGTGATGGATAGTGGGGCTTTTTGCGTTTTATATTATTACAGCTATTTCCTTATACTATCTCTTATTCTCTGCACCACATTTCGCACGCTTGGCACTCGCTTGTAAAGGTAGTATAAAGCTATGGCTATGGCAAATAGAATGCTTGCACCTACTATTAGCTGCCAAAAGTCGAAAGGTTTCGACACCGCTATCTGTTCCACTTGCTTTTGCTTCTGCTTGTGCTGCTCGGTGGCGTGTACTTTCGTTTTTACTACTTTATTTGCTGTGCTGTCTTTCTGCACGCTTACACCTTTCTTTTCATTCTTACGGCTTATCTTTGTTTCCTTGATAGTTTTTAAGCCGTGATGTATTATGACGCTGCCATCGCTCTTGTATTCTACCATTGGCTGTTTAGCATTAGTGTCGTGAGTAAGACAGCTTTCCTTGCCGTAATAGGGCGTGTCGAATATGTACTCACGAATGAGCGTGGTATATTCGTCCACGTGCGATGTGTCCACGAGTGAGTATTTCACGCTTGCCTGTTCCTTTACCACTTGCGCACTATCAAATGTGCGCTTTACACTCTCTACCTGTACGGCTCTCTTCGTCTTGCAACTGCAAAGTGTAATTAGGGTGCATATCAGCACGCCCCATATTGCTCCTATTAGTCTATTCATATCTATACCTTTAAATTAAAACACTGTCTACGTTGGCTACCATCAGGCTTTTTATATCCTACGTGTACCCAACGTGTGTAGCTGTTTTTCTCAATTATGATTTGGTCGTACAGATAGCCACGCTTGCTAAAACTATATGCCATAAAACGCTCGAACACGTCCTGCTTTCCATTGGCTGGTACAATGTCGGCTGCATAGCCAGCT